GTTCGGCGCGGAGGTCTTTAAGGCGGCTCTTAAATACAATCACACGCATGTCATTGTCGACTACCCCCCGAAGGCGGTCGACGAAGAAGGGAACGCGAGAGCCCGCTCCCTCGGTAAAGAGCGGAAGGACGATATCCGTCCGTACTTCGTTCATGTGAAGCCGACGACCCTTATCGGGATCCGTCGCGAGGTCGACTCCTCCGGGGTCGAACGCGTAACGATGGCGCGGATCAAGGAGAAGGCGACGATCCCGAAGGGGACCTACTCCGAGGAGAGCATCTACCGAATCACGCTCTGGACCGAAACCGAGGTCGTTATCTTCGAGTCGAAGACCGACGACCCGGATAAGTATACCGAGAAGTCCCGCCGCTCGCATACCTTCGGATCGGTTCCGTTAAAGACGCTCTACCTCGACCCGGAGCAGGGCGATTCTTCGGAGTTACCGTTCGAGGATCTCGGCTGGTTAAATATCACGCACTGGCAATCGATGAGCGATCAGCGGAATATCCTCCGCGTCGCTCGGGTCCCGTTTATTCACGCCGCCGGGTTTACGAAGGACGAACTCGGGGACAATGTCGCGATCTCCGCCGCCCGCTTTATTCGCTCGAAGAATCCCGACTCGAAGATCGGGCATGTCGAGCATACCGGTAAAGCGATCGAGGCGGGAGAGAAGGACCTTATGCGTTTAGAGGAGCGGATGATTATCCTCGGGCTACAGCCGTTCGTACAGCAGACCGGGACGCAGACCGCGACCGGGAAGGCGATCGATCAGGCGCAGACTCATACGCAGATTCAGGCATGGATCCGAGTCACCGAGGCGTTTATCCTCGACCTCTACCGGACCGCCGCCGAGTGGATTAACGCGAAGATCCCCGAAGCGTTCGCGGTCTCGATCAATAACGACTTCGGGTTTACGATTAACGCCGACAAAGATGTAGCGAATCTTATTAAAGCGCGTATCGCCCGCGAGATCAGTTACTCGACCTTTATCAACGAACTCAAACGCCGCGGATTCTTCGCCGATAGCGTCGACCCGGAGGCGGAGACCGAAGCCCTCGCCGAGGAAGTCCCCGAGCCCGACCCGGACGATGTACCGGACGACGAGCCCGAGGACCCACCGAAGAAGGACGACGCGAAGGATAAGAACGACGACGGCGACGACGAGTAACCTATGCCCCGCTCTGTTAATGAACAACTATTCGACCGCTCGGTCCGGCACGCTACTTTCCTAGCGAGGTTGTCGAACGCCGAGGCAGCGAAGATCGTTAAGTTCTTAGAGCGGGAGGTTCACCCGGATCTCGTCGTCCGGCTCCGGAACCGACTCGAACGAGCGAATATCTCCGGGAAGCCGAACCTCCGAGCGACGAAGCGACTCCGGGATCTACAGAAAGATATCGAGACGATTATCCGGGAGGGGCATCAGGAGGCGTACCGAGTCGCGTCCGCTTCGCTCCGAGACGCCGCGGTCGCCGAAGGGCGAATGACGGTCCGGATCCTCGACGATATCTTAGAGCCGTTCTTAATCGTCAGCAATCAACCGAGTGTCCCGATACTTCGATCGATCGTCTCGGGTACAATGGTCCGAGGCGAGTTCCTCCGCGACGACTTCGCAGCCATGACGGCTCGGACTCGGCGCGGCGTAGTTTCGGCGATCAATATCGGGCTCGCGGAAGGCGACTCGGTAGACGAGATCGTTCGACGCGTCCGCGGGTCAAGGACGACCCGCGGGGTTCTCGCCGCCTCGAAGGTCGACGCCCGTCGTATCGTTCGGACCGCGGCGACTCATGTTACGGCGCACGCCCGGGACCTCACCTTCCGAGAGAACGAGAGCATCCTAAAGGGTACCGGCTGGCTCTCTACTCTCGACTCTAAGACCTCCCTTATCTGTATCTCACTCGACGGTCAAGTCTTCCCCGTAGACTCGGGTCCTCGTCCGCCGGCACACGGAAATTGTCGATCGAGTACCTACCCGGTCGTCCGGTCGTATAAGGAACTCGGGCTCGATATCCCGGACCTCCCTCCGTCGACTCGTGCGAGCATGAACGGACAGGTCCCCGGGGCGACGACCTACCCGAAGTGGCTAAAGACTCAGTCTACGGCGGTACAGAACGAGGTTCTCGGCCCGCGACTCGCGAAGCATTGGCGAGCCGGGCGGATATCCGTCGACAAGTTTATCGACTCGAATAACCGCCCTCTCTCGATCGGAGAAATACTTCGACTAGAAGGGCTTGACTAAATATCAGGATATCGGTACGATGTGTCGATATAAGTAACGCCTCCTCTCGGCGGAGAGTAGGCCCGCGGGCGCGATGCCCCTGAGCGACGCGAAGTCGCTACGCAAGGCGCGAAGCCGGAAAGGTTCTGAATCATGGCATTGAAAGCGAAACTCGAATCATTGGAAGGTCTCCCCGAGGGACTCGCAGAGCATTATACGGAGCAGGACGGCTCGTTCGTCCTCTCGGTAGAACGAGTCGATGGGCTCGGTATCGCGAACGCGGACAAACTCGAAGGGGCTCTCTCGAAGGAGCGGAAGACAGTATCGGATCTGCAAAAGATCGTTAAGAAAATCCCCGAGGGTAAATCGATTACCGATCTACTCTCCGACTCGACGAAACTCTCGGAGATCGGAGACCTCTCGGAACTCGAAGACCTCGACGAGAAACTCGCGACCCGGACGAAGCAACTTGAAGACAAGTTCGCGAACGACCGAGCCGCTCTCGACGAGAAGTTTACCGGGGATATCGCGGCGAAGGATAAGCAGATCGGGGCTCTTACGGATCAACTTCATGGCGAGATCGTTCGGGGTACCGCCCTTAAAGCGATCACCGATAGCGGAGGAGTTCCCGAACTTCTTCTTCCCGTCGTGATGAACTCCGTAAAGGTCGAACTCGATGAGTCTACCGGAAAGATGATCGCTCGCGTACTTGATGCCAACGGCCAGAACCGACTGTCCTCGAAAGCGGGCTCTATCGATCCTATGTCGATCGGCGAGTTCGTAGCGGAGATGCGGGAAAGCGAAACCTACTCCGTCGCCTTTAAGGGCGAGGAAGCAGGCGGAGGCGGAACCAACAAACCGGGGGGCGGCGCGGGTGGTCCGCATCGTATCTCGAACGCCGACGCGAAAGATCCGGCTAAGTACCGGGCAGCGCAGGCAGCAGCAGTAGAGGCGGGTGCCGAACTGCAACTTACTGACTAAACCCGAGCGCGCCGGGAGTTCCGGTCGCTCACATTCCGAAAAAGGATCTGAGTCATGGCTAATACTCTTGGCGTCTATAATCCGACCTTCTACGCGAACGAAGCCCTTATCCAGTTGGAGAAGGCCCTCGGCATGGCAGGTCGTGTTCACCGTGGTTTCGAGGAGGAACGAAACTCGTTCGGCCTCGGCGAGACCATCAATATCCGTAAACCCTCGACCTTCACGGCGCAGGATGCACCGTCGACGGCTCAGGATGTTTCGACCGAGACCGTCGCGGTTACGCTCGACCACTGGAAAGAGGTCAAGTTCAAACTGACGGATAAGGAACTCGCCTTTACCGGCGACCGGATTATCAACGATCACATTCGCCCCGCGGCGTACGCGATCGCGAACGATATCGATCAGAAACTGACCGGTCTCTACAAAGATATTCCGTGGTTCCATACTCTTAACGCTGCTCCCGGTTCGGTCGTTTCCGACTTGACCGGTCCGCGTCAGGTGATGTTCGATAACGCCGTACCTCTCGGCTCGGATATTCACTACATGGTCGACGGTACTCTCGAAGCCGGTCTCCTCGGTAACTCCGCCTTCGCTCAGTGGCAAGGTGCCGGGCAGGAAGGCGTCGCTACGCAGATGCGCGGAGCGATGGGGATGCGCTACGGTTTCGAGTTGTTCGCGAACCAGAATGTCGACTCGCATACCTCGGGTACCGCGTCGACCGGCTCGCTCCTGCTTAATGGCGCCGTAGCCGTAGGCGATACGACTATCGCTCTCGACGCGGGTTCCGTTACCGGTACCCTCGTCCCGGGCGACTCGTTCGTCATCGCGGGGAACACTCAGCGTTACGCGGTTACGAATACCGTTACCGCCGCGTCGAACGCGTTCGCGGGCGTAACTATCACTCCGGCTATCGTCGCGGTTGCGGCTGATAATACCTCGGTGACCGTTACCCTCCAGACGACCGACGCGGAGAACCTCGCGTTCCATAAGAACGCGTTCGCTCTCGCTCTCGCTCCGCTCCCCGAACACGGTTCGGAACTCGGGGCTCGCGTGACTACCATTCAGGATCCGGTTACCGGCCTGA